TGCCATTCAAAATTTCGCACCAAAAAATGAAAACTCGGTCACAATAACGAGACACGCACAAGGAGAAAAAAGCATGCCGAACGTCCGCAAGAATCGCAGCATCACGCAAAGCACGGGTGGTCTTCCTGCCGTGACACCCATTGAAGTCGACAGAGTCCGCCGTTCGGTTCTGGACATTGTGCGCACCAACATTCCGACCGTCCGCGAAGTCCTCAAGGGCGACCGCAACTGGTCAAACCAACAAGTTCGTCTCTTCGGTATGATGCTCAACAAGGTCATGCCCGACCTGCACCACACATTCAACGAGCACACTATCGAGAACAAGAAAGCTCACGAACTCACAATCGAGGAACTCGAACAAATCGCCATGCAAGCGACCGAGCAGTCTGAAAGGGAAGACAAAGAAGAGACGATGGAGGATACTGACGACATCAGCGATGCAGAGGTAGTCGAGACTCTGAACCGTCGCGACTCTCAGGAGGAAAAAGATGCCATACAACAGTCAGTCTGAGCGCGGCAGATTGAACCCCAGCGAGATTGATCTCTCCAAGCTGAACCTCAATCAGGAAATGAACATCGAGTTGACCCCAGAAATGGTGGCCTTCTTGCGCACAAACCTGACTCCGATGTTTGATCTTGCAGCCAACAACCAGTCCATGCAGTCTGGCTATCGACTTTTCTCCGACGTCGGCGTCAACCGAACCCTAGATGGCGGCTCAAGCATGGACTATGGCCTCAGAGCTACCGGCTCGTTCGAGAACAGACGCCAACACGGACAGCACAATCCATACATCTCGATGAACAACCCACTCGACATTCCTGTCGATCACTATGTAAGACGAGACTCGCCCGGAATTGTTCAGGGTCGCAATGAGATGCAAGAGTCATACGGCGGCATGATGCCCGGTCGTGTTGCAGTTGGCGGTCGTCTCCCCGTCTTCAATGATGCTGGCGTTGGCATACTCACCGGCGAATACAACCGATCAGACAAGCCTCAAGGCGGCGGCCCATCCATGGATGAACTCCGCCTCAGTTTCGAGCAAGCCATCAAGAATGGAACCATCAACGCCTACCTTTCCCGCATGCGCAATATGCCCGGGGAAGAAGGCCAGACAATGAACGCAACGTCTGCCGGAGCAAACTTCAACATGCAAGGCGTTGGCGGCAAAGACAGTACGCTGTCAATCGGCGGTCGCTACGACAAGACCTCCATGGATCAAAAGCCCAACGTCAACCTTCAAGTGTTGTTCAAGAAGCTCTTCTGATGCAGGTATCACCACAAGAAGCCGCCAAATATCTACTGCGCCTCAAGAAGGCGCAGACCTCTTTTCGCGAGTTCGTCCACGCCATCTACCCAGACCTTGTTTGGGCCGACTTCCACTACGAACTGATGGACGCTCTCGATGCTCTTGAGAAGGGCACGCTGACAAACAAAGACGGCAAGCAGGTTACCCGCTTGCTCATCACCATGCCGCCACGGCATGCAAAGTCTTTCCTCGCAACAGTTACCTTCCCTGTCTACTACCTTGCAAGAAAGCCTGTTCGCAATGTCCTCTCCACTTCATACAATCAGGACTTGGCTAAGACGTTTGGACGCCAAGTTCGCGATCTGGCGCGTGAGCCGCTCGTTAGCCAAGCATTCAAAGACTTCGGAATGTCGGAAGAAAGCAGGGCGGTCGACGACTGGCGTACTTCTTTTAATGGCACTTATTTCGCCACGGGCATTGGTGGCTCGACGACTGGCCGAGCGGCGACGCTCCTTCTTCTCGACGATCCTGTCAAAGCCCGAGAGGAAGCCGACTCCGCGAGCCAAAGAAACAAAACGTGGTCTTACTACATTTCTGCACTGACCACTCGTAAACAGCCGGAGCCTGACGGCTCTCCCGCAATAGAGATCGTCATCCTTACGCGCTGGCATCCAGACGACGTCGCCGGTCGTCTCATGGAGACTGAGGACTGGAAAGACGGACTCTGGCATCACATCAACTTCCCCGCCATCAAGGAAGTTGGCGGCGAGAAGCGTCCTGTCACAGAACTACCGGAGGATGACCCACGCTATGTCGCACCCGGAAAACTCTCAACGGTTGCCCCCGGCAAGCGTTACTATCGCGAAACTAAAGAAGAGGCACTGTGGCCTGAACGCTTCCCGCTTGAAGAACTCCAGCGCCGCCGTCGCCTCGATCAGCGCGAGTTCGCCTCCCTCTACCAGCAGTCGCCCTACATCGCTGGCGGTAACCTCATCAAAGCTGGCTGGTGGAGAACCTACAACCCAGAGCTAGTGCGCCCGACCACGGTCATCGTCGTTGCCGACACCGCCTTCAAGAAGACAGAGCAGTCCGACTACTCGGTGCTCATGATCCTTGGCATGGACGCATCGGGCGACATCTACCTGCTCGATGTCATCCGCAACAAGTACGACTTCCCCGAACTCAAGCGCCGCGCCATATCGGTCAACACCCTCTGGCGAGGCCGTGGCCTACGAGGCTTCTACATTGAAGACAAAGCCTCGGGCCAATCGCTCATTCAGGAACTCAAGACAGCCTCTGGCCTGTCGGTCATCCCATACAAAGTCTCGACCGACAAAGTCTCTCGGGTCAACGCCGTCACCCCACTCATTGAGGGTGGTCGCGTATTTGTCCCAGAAAACGCCCCATGGCTGGACGACTTCATGAACGAGTGCCAGTCTTTCCCATCTGGCAAGCACGACGACCAAGTTGACGCCCTGTCCATGGGCTTAGATATTTTGTCGCGCATGGGCGGCGTGGGCACAGCACTCATCAACGCGCCAATCGACGTTGCCGCATCCTTGTATTCCCAGTTCAAGCCGCTCACAGAATCAAACAGTGGGCCTTGGGTGGACAATATAGGCAAGCAAAAAGCGCATGAATGGAAACCGTGGGGCGAACTGTAAGGACGACAGACCACCCCAACTTGTTGGATAAACAGACCATGAATTACCGTGACATCAGACAATCAGAAGATCATTTGATCGTTGACCTATCAGAGCACGTCAATGCCCTGATGGATTACAACGACATCTCCGATTTGCTCACGGACGAGCAAGAGCGCAAGCTGGTCGACTTTATCCGCGCCTGCTCCAAGATGTCATGGGATCGCATCCGCCGCCGCTACGACCACTGGCGCGACGCAGATCGCGCTCACGACGTGTGGGTTCCGGCAGATACCACAAAATTTCGTGAAAAAGTCGTTATCGCGGACACCCGCGCCATCGCCGACACCGTCCTCACCTACCAGATGGCGGCCTTGGCTGGGCGCAACCCCATGTTCCAACTGGAGGGTCTGAACCGCAAGTCACGCCGCGCTTCCCTGATTCTCGAACGCATGCTGCACCAGCAGATGCGTCGCACGGCTGGCGAAGCCCGCATTGCCCAGCTTCTGCTCGACAGCCTGCGCTACGGCTTTGCCCCGACCAAGATCGTCTGGGACGCAAAGTCCAACTCGAACCAGATCATCAACTTCGATCCCCGTAGGGTTTTCCCTGATCCCCGTGTCAACTGGGGCGAGTGGGATCGCATGCAGTACATCATCTTCAGCGACTTCGTCTCAACGAATGCGCTGGTTTCCAGTGGCCTGTATCCCAAGCTCAACAAGTACCCCGGCCTGCGCAAGTCCATCCATCGTGCAACGTGGTGGGACGCGCACAACTACTGGAAAGAAGAAGGCCGTGGCCTGAACATCAATCAGTCCATCGACCGCAACTCAGGCTCCAACGGCTACCAGTTCACACTTGATCCGGCTCGCACGCTCGATGAATGTTGGATTCGTCTCAACGGATACGAGATTGGCATCCCGAGCATCGAGCAAATCTGGCTCGTCTGCGCCGTCTTGGATGAGCACGCCGTCATCCGCTTCCAACTGAACCCATACGGTCAGCAGTTCCCGACCACCATTGGCGGCCTGTACTACGACAGCCACAAAACTTACAGCCAGTCGCTCTACGACCTGCTGCTCCCGCTTCACGAAGTCTCGACTTGGCTGCTGCGCAGCCGAATCGACAACGTGCAGGCGGCCCTGAACAACCTCGTCTTCGTCGATCCAACGCAGGTTTCCGTGCCTGACCTGATTGACCGCAACCCGTGGGGCGTCGTGCGCACCATGCCGGGTGCGAAGCCCGGTGACGGCGTCTTCATCGCGGAAATTCCAGATGTCACCCGTGGTCACTGGAACGACATTGCCGCCATGTCCGACCTGAAGCAGCGCATCTCCGCTGCCAGCGACGCCCAGCAAGGTGTGCCGACCAGCGACGGTATCCGCACCGCCACGGAAATCCAGCGCCTGACGCAACTCGGCTCCCAACGCCTCGGCGTTTTGGCTCGCGTCATGTCTGCCACCACCGTGCGCCCCATGGTCAACATGATGGTCGCCAACATCCAAGACGCGCTGAACGTCGAGGGCAGTCTTCGTCTCAACCAGCAAGACGCCCCGTCCGAACTCACCCGCATGGTTCAAGACGGCTACGTTGACTACGACTCCACCATGCTCCAAGGTGAAATTGACTACCTCGTCGTGGACGGCACGCTGCCAATCGAGCCAACCCGCAACGCTGAGACGTGGCTGAACATGATCCAGATCATGGGGCAGTCCGGCCTCCAGATGGAATACAAGATGGGCAAGATCGCCGAGGAAGCCATCCGCGCCATGGGCGTGAGCGACCTTGACCAATTCAAAATCACTAAGGAAGATCAGGCCCAAGGCCCGTCTCCTTCCCAGCAAATGGCGCTCATGGAAAAAATGCGCGGCGCTTCGGTCATGCCGGAAGAGCAGATTGCCGCCGAGGCCCAGAAGGGCAACATCATTCCGTTGAGCCAAGCACAAGGAGGTAGAAGATGACGACCCCACGCGCATCGCAACTTGAGTCCATGTCCGGCTTGACCCCGAACGGTCGCGCTTACATCAAGGCTCTCATTCAAGAGGCCATCGCCGCAATCCCGCAGGCCGCTCCGCAATCCAACGCATGCGAGCACTGTGCCACAATACAAACGCTGTCCGACACAGTGGCGTATCTCCAGAAGCGCTACAAGGAGGACGACAAGTTCACATTGACTAAGGCCAAATTGCTTATGTTCATCGAAGAGCACGAGGTGAAATAATGGCTTTTACCAGACCAAAAGGCGAGCAACTTGAACTTCGTTCATCCAGAACGGGAGTTCACGTCCTCGACACCTACCTCGAAGCGTGCGAAAAGGGTGACATCACGCTGCCCGCACTGCTCGACAAGATTTTTGACGCCACCGGATCGCTCAACCCAACCACTCTTCAATTTAGGGTAAACGAGACAACCGGATACGTCCAAAGTCGCTTCGGCACATTCACCGATCCCAACGCAGGGTGGATCAACACCAACCAATATTTCTTCCGCCAGAAGGGGCCATACGCCTCCGGCGAGTCCTACAATCGTCTCGACATGGTCGAGGACGACGACAAGGTATGGGTTTGTCTATATTCTCATACAGGGGGCGCGGTTCTCGATCAAACGAAATGGTCAATGATCTTCGACGGCAATGCGTTGCTATCAGAAGTTCAACTATTCCGGGCGCAGTCAGAGCCTCGTTTGGATTTGCTTGAGGAATATGCCTTACTCGGAATTGACGTGCTTTAAGGAGAGCCAAAAATGTCAACAGCATCGCTTCGCGAACTCGTAGAAACCATCAAGACCCGTGGCACGTCTCTAGCCGCCGCCACTGGCGCATCGTCCGCAACTCCGCGAGACCTTGTTTATCTGTCCACGGCAGTCGAGCGCCTCATGGGCGCAGACGCTCTTTTGGAGTTGATTGATACAGCCGCACGTCCTGCGGAAATCATCATGCAACCCGCTCCCGGCACGGCAGCCATCACGCTGTCAACCGACCAAGTCCAAAAAGAAGTCATTGTCGTAAAGCCACAAGCAGGCACTTTCACTGCCAGCAACGTGAGCGTCACTGCCCCCAACACCGGGTGGTCAAGCGTTATCGACAACCGACTCACCATCCCCATCCGAATCAAGACCTCAACTCAAAACGACTATGTGCAGATCAACGCAGGCCAGCGCGGCTGGGTCTACTGCGATGGCGCTGAAGTTGAGTTTGTGGTCGACATTGCCGCTATCACGGATGCACTGACAACCCCCATGACCACCAACGGCGACATGGTCGTCTTCGCTGGTGGTGCTCAGGCTCGCCTTGGCGCTGGCGCAGAAGGCTCGCAACTGACCATCAAGAGCGGCGCTCCGTCTTGGCAGTTCTCCGGCGCAAAACCGCACACCCGCATCAAGGCGCTCAACAACAACTACGTCGGCATGAACCCCGACCTTTCCGTCAACAAAGGCGGCAAGTACACCCAACCCGACGGCAGCCAAGCGGCTACCCCGGTCACCATCTCCACAGTCCCAACTAACCGCCTCGGCAACTACATCGAAGACGCCACAACTTTCCCTGTTGCAGCCAACGCAGGCACTTGGGACGTTGCACAAGAACCCGGCTACGCATATCGCGGCGGCTCGGTCGTAGCATTTGATGGCGGCTTCTGGACTTGGGGTTCTCCATCCAACGGTCGTAACGGTGACATTTCCGGCACTGCTCGCATGCCGTACCGCCCCTCCCTCTACAACTACACGAACGAAGGCATTGAGTTCTCCGAAGACGAAATGTTTGACATCAAACAGGTCGTCTCAGCCTACGAGTACACCGCAGTCGTCACCACTGATGGCACGATTTACAGCACTGGCTATGGCGTTCAAGGCCAACAAGGCGATGGCGGAGTTTCCAATCGTGCCTTCTTCCGCAAGGTTGACTTTCCTATTGACGCTGGCCCCGTGCGCTATTTGCACGTTCAGTTCCATGGTGCAAGCTCATTGTCTGTCTACGCCTTGATGGAAGACGGAGATGTCTACTCTTGGGGCTACAACAACTATGGTCAGCTTGGTCACGGCGACACAAACAACCGCCTTACTCCAACCAAGATCACGGTCTTCAACCAAAACGTCCGCTGCGTTCGCACCGGCGGCTACCACGTTGCTTTCATCACCAACGACAATCAGCTTTACCTCTGTGGCCTGAACACTTCTGGTCAGTGCGGCAACGGTACGGTAACCAACCTCTCTACACCGACTCTCTGCAACATTGGCGGCGCTGTCGTGAAGGTTGCCATCTGCGGCGACTCATCCAACGCAAACGGTTGGACTCTTGCTCTCCGCGCCGATGGTCGTCTCTACTCATTTGGCTACAACGGCTACGGTCAGTTGGGTGACAACTCAGCGACCTCTCGTTCCACCCCGACGCAAGTCAACGTCATTGGCGTAGATACCAACAAGCGCGTCATCGACTGCTGGTGCGGCGGTGGCGTTTACGGTTCGTCTGCCGCCCTGTGCGAAGACGGCACGTTCTACACATGGGGCCGGAACAACGTCGGCTTGCTCGGCCTTGGCGATACCACCGACCGCGCAGTCCCTGTGCTGAACCAAAAGGTTCAATGGGTGTCTGACGTTCAGTGGGCGGGCCAAACAACCAGCACCACCTACTACTACAACAACATTGTCGTATTGGCGCATGCCAACAAAAACGACCGCATCAACCGCCGCAATGGCGCTGCGTTTACCGCAGGACATCAACAACCAACGCTTGCTCGACCCAACAGCGCGTCCCCGCAAACTCAGTATGGTCGAGTTGGTTTCACCAATCGCTCCGGCAATCATATTCGCCACATCTCGGTTCAAGGCTTCCACTCCGGCTCTACGCTTGAAAACGCATGGATGGCGCTGGATGAAGAGGGCGTGGTTCACTGGTGCGGCTACGACTCAGGCAACTACATGTCTGGTCGCCCTGATGGCGCTAACACATACTCGCCAATGCAGATCATCGTCTAAGGAGAAAACAAATGGCAATCTACGGATACAAATCCCCTGACGGGAAGACACACTGCAATGTCGCCGAAGGCTTCGTCTCTCTTGGTATGAATGGCGTCAATGGGAAGTGCTACTTCTTCATTGACACCAACGTGACCATCCCCGATCAGCCCGCTGAAATCGGTTGGTCTGTCATCACTGACGAAGAGGAACTCGACTCAGTAGCCAAATACTGCCCAGCGTTTTTCCGTGATCGCGAAGCGACCAAGGCAGAAGTCGGCTTGGCATAAGGAGAGCCTAGATGGCTGACGGCTACAACATCTTCGCAGGAGTGCCGTCGTCTCAAACAGAGCGCCGGGAGGAAGGTTACACCTGCCTTCGGCGCTTGTGTTTTATTCGACCCGCCAAACCAGACACCGACAATGGAGTTGCGCTTCCAAACTTCAGCGGCAACTCATGTTGGTTCCAGCAAAACGCAAAACACTTCGATGGCTGGCGGATCAACTACACCCCCGTTGCAGAAGACAGCCTGATTCGCGTCATGTGCTCTGGCTACATTTACCGCGACACGACATACCAGCGCTACTCAATCGACTGCGAGGTTGATGGTCGAGGCATCAACACCTACTACAAGACCGCCTACGCGATGGACTCAGTTGACGAATGGACGTGGGATATGCCGTCTTGGGGCAAAGGGATGACGAAACCCGTCTCGATTCGCGCTGCAAGCTGGGATGGAAATACGGTCAACCTTCACCCGGGTGACAACTACGCTGCCTTCACTGGCGCTCGCATTGATGCGTACTTGCGTCGCTTCACGATTGAAGAGTGGGAAAACACTGAACCCGGGAAACCAGCCGTTATGCGCTGGGATGAAAAGAACTTGGATTTCTGACCATGTTTGCACAGAACTCGATTCACGCATCGCACGACTCCCCACTCCTTCAAGAGCGGCAAGTCGGAAACTTGCTGCGTCGAGTTTCTTTGTTCATGAGCACGCCAAAGCCGCGCATTGCCACCATCAGTAATGACTACGACAGGCCGGATGCTCCGGGCGCATCGCTCCCTGACGGCATGTACATGAACTACACACCCGTCTCAGACAACAGCATCATCAGAGTCCGCGTTGGCTGCTACCTGTATCGTGGCGGTTCTGCCTCAGATGGAGTGTCCGTCAGAAACGACTACATGATGTTCCGCTACATGTGGCAGTTTGGAGAGGAAGCCTACGGCTGGGAGTTCCATCGAGAATACGACTCAGACGGATACAGAGTATTCAAAACTGAGGTTCCGTCTTGGGGCAAAGGAAGACGGCGTCCAGTGCGCTGGCGCGTCGTAAACTACCATCCAAACGGCTACTTCAGAACCAACATCTACTTGCTCGACGATCAAGCCGGTTCACCAAGCTGGATCAAACGCTTTGATGGTGGCGATACATTGGCTATCATGCCTCAAATCTGCGTAGAGGAATACGCAACAACTGAACCTTTTGAGACTCCCGTCATTCTCTGGGACGCCAACAATGTGGACTATTAACATGGAATTGGATGAACAAAAACTTCAGACCCTCCTCAAAGAAGCCGCACGCGAAGGCGCACAACAAGCTCTCAGAGAGGTCGGACTTCACGACGACAATGCTGGCAAAGACATTGCGGACTTGCGCGACCTTATTGATGGATGGCGCGACGTCAGGAAAACCATGCTTGCAACATTCGTCAAGTGGATCACGCTTGGCATTCTCAGCGTGATCGCTCTAGGGGTATACACCAAATGGGGCAAATGAAACCGAAGGACGCGCTGAAAGCCGTCCAAGAACTCGAAGCAAGCGCAGGCTGGGCCTACGCAAAGCAGGCAATGCAAGACGACATCTTGCGTGCTGCTTACAACATTGCCGAGTCCCCCAACATGACGCTAGAAGAAATCAATTTTCGGAGGGGAGCCATGTGGGCTGCTCGCCGATTGCTCGAACTGCCAATGGCCTTGAGACTTCGTCTTGAGAACGACGTGCTGATGGAAGCAGCAATGTCGAAAGAACCAACTGGCAGCACCATAGAACCGCCCGCTACGGCTGGCATGTAACGTCCGCTACGGCTGACAAGGAGAAAAAAATGGCAGGTATTGACCAACAGCAAGACCAAACTTTCATCGACAGCGTCGTCAATGAAACGCTTGGCACAGCACAACAGGGTATGCAACAAGCGCAGCAGCAGGCCGCTCAAGCGCAGCAGCAAGCGATGAACACGCCCGGTGCAGACCCAAAGAACCCACAAGAAAAACCGACCGCTATGGAAAAAGCGGCTGCGACTGCGTCACCTCAAACTGAGGGCGACAAGTCAAACATGGATGCGATGACCTTCATCGACGTTGATTTCGGAGACGGACAAATGCGTCGTCTCTCACCCAACCAGATCAAAGACACCTTCCAACGCTACCGCGATCTCAACTATCGCCATCAAACGCAAGTGGCTCCCAACCAGCAACTGCTGGAAATGGCTACTCAGATTCAGGAAGCGGCTGCCGCCCAAGGCTACCAAGTCGGCCCAGCCGAGGTGGTTCAGCTTGTGCAGACCGCCCTGAACGCCATGGTGCACAACGCCCAGATGGGAGGGCAGCCCACTCAGCCAACGCAAGTTGGTCTTCCAGTGCCGCATGACATGGAAATGGCTATGCAGCAATGGGAGCAAGAAAACGCAATCTCTCTGCCTCCGGCCTACCGTCAAGCAGCGGCTCAAATGACCGCCCTGCAAAACGACAACGCCCAACTGAAGCAGATGATGATGCAGATTCTTCAGCAGGCTCAAGGCGTACAAGGCCAAGTTCAGCAGCAAGTTGTTGACGCCCATCAAGCGCAGGTTCAGAACATGCGCTCAATGGCAGCCAACAACCTGAACAGCGCCCAACAGAGGTATCAGCTTCCAGACGAAGCCGAAAATGACTTCTTCACCTACGCCTTTGAACGTGGCTACACCATCGAGGACTTTGTTGACCCTCGTCTCACCGACAAGGTTGTGTCCGATTTTCGGAACAACATGAACTCTGGTGAGATGGAACGCTTGCGCTTGATGGCCCAGCGTCGGACAGCCTTCACTGGCAACGTCGGCACGCAACCGACCGCCAATGGTCGCGCCCCCGCCGCAGACGCCAACCAAGCATTTATTGACACCGTCACCCAAGACATCATGAAGAAACGAAACATGGTGTAACAGGGACGACGGATTCACGTTTATGGTAAAAAATTGTCTCATGTCCCACAGACGCTACGGCCTCAAATGTGGGACATGAGAAAAGACGAGACGAGACCAAAATGCTGCACGCTAATCTGGTTGGAGTTGAGTCGAAAGACTGGAAACACGCAAACCAATGCCATCAACTTTTCAAGGAGTAATAAACATGGCTGCTATCACCGGACTGCGTGGGACGGGTCAGTTTTCGGCTGACTTCCGACCCACTAACTATCGCGAACTGTTCACTCTCTTGGAGCCGAACGGTACTGCACCCCTGCAAGCTCTGCTTGCAATGGCTGGCTCGGAATCTACCGATGACCCCAAGTTCAACCACTTCCGCGACGAACTGCCTAACCGCGTTCTGAAGGTCAACGACGCTGCTGGCTACAACTCCAGCGCCACGACCATCACCGTGGACAACAGCGACGACGAAGGTTTCGTGGTTGCTGGCACTCTGATCTACAACACCAAGACTGGTGAATTGATGCGTGCAAGTGCTGACGCTAACACTGGTGCCAACACCATCACTGTTGAGCGCAACATTGGCGGCACTTCCTTCACCATCGCTGACAACGACGACCTCGTCATTGCTGGCTTTGCAGATCAGGAAGGTGGCACTAGCCCCACCCCCGTGTCGTTCGACCCCACCACTGACTACAACTACACCCAGATTTTCAAGACTGCGGTGCAGGTCAGCGGTACTTTGAAGAACACCTACTTGCGCACCGGCGACAAGGAGCAAGAGCAACTGACTAAGGCGCTCAAGCTGCACATGTCCGACATCGAACGCGCAATGTTCTTCGGTCGTCGTCACGAGAAGAACGGCAGCACCGCAACTCCCACCCGCTTCACTGGCGGCCTGTTGAGCCAAATCACCAACGTCTATGACGCTGCTTCTGGCTTCGCAACTGCCAACAAGATCACGGAGAAAGAGTTCGACCGCCTGTTGATCGAGAACCTGTTCGCTTATGGCTCCACTGAGAAAGTTGCCTTCTGCGGCTCTCGCGTCATCTCCAACATGATGGAGATCGGCAAGAACCGTTGGCAGCCTACCCAAGTGGACAACGCCTACGGTGTCTCGTTCACACGCTACACCACCTTCGCAGGCGACCTGCTCGTGTACATGCACCCCATGTTCCGTCAAATCCCCAACATGGAACAAACCATGGTGGTTCTGGACATGCCCAACCTGAAGTATCGCTACCTCCAAGGTCGCGACACCCAACTGTTGCGCGAAATCCAGAACAACGACTTCGACGGCATGAAGCACATGTACATGACTGAGTGCGGTCTGGAGATGCTCCAAGCCAAGCCTCACGCCATCGTGAAGAACTGGTCTGCCGTAAGCTGATCGGACGACAGCCTCGGTAGTTCTAGGCAACAATGGGCCGAGGAGGTATCCCACCCCCTCGGCCCTTTTTACTAAAAGGAGACTTAAATGTCTGACAACGAAAACGCACCCCAAGCAGAAGATTCTGTTGAGACGACAGACCGCAATGAGCTTCGCAAACGCGCAGCCAAAAAAGCCGAGACGAAAGACGCCCGTGACGCAGCAGCAACCGTAATGGCAGCCGCAAAAGACCCGTCCAAGTACGTCTACTACGTCAGCGCCAAACCGGAGAAGATCACCTTCGACATCAAGGTGGCTGGCACTGACTATTCACCCGCATGGGACAAAGACAAAAAGCACTTGTGCTGGCGCATTCCCACCGAAGTTTCTGACCGTTTCGAGATGCACTCTCACTTTGTGAGTGGTCGCATCATCAAAGCGAAGGAGTAATCCATCATGGCCCATGACCCAACAGCGTACAAAGACACGTTCAAGCCAACGCAAGAGCCTACGCACATTGATGTTCATGGGCGCGTGACCGCTGGCGCTTCAGACCCTCGTGCAGTCATCAACAAAGCAAAACTCAATGAAGCTGATGCTGCGTGGCACGACTTGTACGACGCAAAGGAGCAGCGCAATAGATACTCCGCAAGCTCTCCTCACATTGCAGAGCCATACTCTCCGCTCGAAATCCTCGTCTTCCAAGCGCTGCGTCGTTATGGCGACATGCACCCCGGAACCGTGGACGGTGAAGTCATGATGATGTTCACTGAGTTTGGCAATCTTGTAATCGAAGACCTTCGCGCTCACCCATATTGGGAGGGCGTTGACATTGACTACTACACTCACCCTTCAGAGATCAGGCCAATCCCAGACCCAATCATGGTCACCGGCCTTCTCTACCACTACTCCATTCAGCAACAGTCCAACAAAGTTGAGGCATACGGCCCAATGTACTTCAAGGGCATGAACAGAATTTTGTTCAACCGCAAGTACGGAAATGGAAAAATTGAACTCTCGCCAGTGGATAGAGGCGCTGGCAACGAACCATCTGGTGCTGTTTCATACGACGCTAGAAGGAACAGCTAATGTCAACGATCTACGCGCCATCTGGAGTTAAGGTCAAGGTATATCCCTACGAGGATTACCAAGGCATTGACTCGTCTCGCGACAAAGGCGCTTTGGATACTGGTCAGAAGCAGCACATGCTTTCGATCCTCAATGGCTTCGCCGATTGGCGAGGCGCTCTCGTTCGTGACCCGGGCGCAAGCCAGCGTACAGAAGGCAACCGACTCATCAAACACGTCACGTTCTTCGGTCGCAACCTATTGGCTTGGGCGCAGAAGGATGGTGGCGGCGTAAGCCTCGTCTCAGAAAAAGGT